TTAATAAGAGCTGTCATTTCATCCAATGAAACTTGACGCTCCTCTCTTAGTTGCTTTAGTGTTTTGTTCACTTTTTTAATTTTAATAGTTTTAACTTACTCTTGCGAGTCTTTACATTGTCAGTATTTACTTGTTTGTAATGGTCTAAAGACCTGACAGCTGCACTTGTTTGCGAATATGCTGGCCTTGTAACTAAACTCACATCGATGAGCCTCTTTACCTCCTTGACTTCTCTAACAAACCCTGTGCTATCTTCAACCCATTTGTCTTTATCTACATAAAAACCAAAGCTCATTTTAGAAATATCCCCTCTCTCCATAAGCTCAATAGTGTCTTTTGCAGCTTGTGTGTTTGGCATTTTTATCTCAGATACTAAGCCTCTCTCATCTACAGAAAGTTTTAATGTGCCTGCGCTTGTTCTACCAAATACAATATTATTATCATGATTCAATAAAGCCACTACATCATTATCTAGTACCTTATCAAATGCTCTATTATTAATCTTTTCCTTAAACCCTCCTAAGTCTTCGCTTAGTTGGTCAAATACAGCTGCATACCCTCTTACGATTGTATCGCCTGATTCTGTTCTCTCAGCTCTTAGCTCAGAGCAATCAAATTGTCTAATTTCTAAATCTTTACTCATCGCCTTGCTTTTCGTTTGTTGCTATCATGTTCATAGGCACATAGTACTTGTTACCATCTACACTATCATTCATGTTTTCCTTTCTTCTTATTTCGTTTGGGCTAATTGCACCAACAGCAAATAGTTTAGCATAATACTCAGCTCTTGCCTTGCTATCACCTCTCAATAATGCGCTAGTGTTAAATTCAAAGTATGTAACACCTTTCTCATTTTCAAATATTAGCTTTTTATTAAATTCCTGTTCTATCTTCTTTAACATCGGAGTAATACAGAAATTCAGATATTCAATCGACTGATGTTCAATATTGCTAAATGTTGCTCTGTCTAAGTCTGCTAATAAGTGAGGAGGCACTCTAAATATACGAGCAATCTCTAAGATTGAGAATTTACGAGTAGCTAAAAACTGCGCCTCATCAGGTCTAAGTTGGATTGGCTTGTAAGTCATGCCCTCCTCTAATACTGCTGTCTTAAATGAGCCACCATATCCACTATGATAAGTACGATGCCATTGTTCACTTAATGACTTCATCGCATCAGCTCCTAGCGAAGATGGATGCTGTAACACACCCCCGACCTTTGCGCCTGACTCAAAAAATTCTTTCCCGTATGTCTGAGCTGCTATACCTAATGCTATGTTATCCTTTGCTGCTGATATTCTGCTTTGCCCTACAATACCATCTAAGGCCATATCAGGTATATGAATTATATCTGATGCTTCATAATTGCCCTGTTCTTTTACTTCATAAATGATGCTATTTTCCTTAACATGTACTTTTACATCATCAGGATGTATTAAATACAATGCTATTGGCAAGCCTCTTTGGTTTCTTTGTATATGTGCATAAGCATTACCATACAACAAAAGAGTATTTATAAAAGTTTCAAAGAATATGTATTTTGTTTGTATGTGATTCGGCTCGCTACCTACTAACAAGTATAAAGGATTGTCTGTATATTGCTCTCTCCCTGTATCTGTTTTTATATAGTAGTTAAATGGCAGCTGGCTTATCGTTTCGCTTATAACTCTTACAGCTGCATAGACAGCGCTAAAGGTTAAGCTAGTCTGTGGATTAACAATTACATTTTTACCACTAAATCCTAGAGCATAATCTATAAAATTACGCTTCTCAGGCGCTGTTTTCTTAGCTCTGAATCTGTCAAAAAATCCCATTAAATATTATTTTTTTGCAATTTACGAATATTTTTTGTATAAATCAATAGCTATATTGTGAAAAATCCTTTGTTATCTCGCTTGTATTTACTAACTACAGGCGCCTCGCTGTACATTTCTTCACCTACTGCCATACACATAGCCATTATAGTGTCAATCTTGTCAGAACTACGCGCCTTATTGGGTTTAATGTTTCCTGCTGGATCGGTTTCAAGTTGCACATTACCAAACTGCCATCTAACTACAGGATCATTAAAGTAAATTAAATCACCTGTCATTACTTTGCTTTCTATCTCCTTTGCAGCTGGTGATAATGATTTATACCCCATACCAAAAGCACTCATTTTAAGGCCCTCCTCAATACATTCTATCACTAATTGGCTACTATTCCATCTATCATAGGCTATACTTTGGACCTGATACTTCTCACATAGCTCGAACATCTTAGCTTTCACATAGTTATAATCTGTAACATTACCAGGTGTTATCTCTAAATAGTCAGCAAACTGCTGATAGTTTACTCCATCTTTACCTCCTGTTCTACCCTCGTATTTGTCCTCAGGTATAAATGTCCAATGCTTACATATAATCTTTTCACCTATACGCCAAGATAAAACAAAGCTCGTTAAATCTCTTACAGATGCTAAGTCAAGGCCACCATAACAAGGCGCACTTAATAATACTTCATCGCTGATTGTATCATTACAGGCTATAATATCAGCATCATTTATCCATCTACTCTCTGAGCTAGTCCATTGATTAAGATGCAAACGCCTAAATACATTCTCATAGCTTAGCTGTTGTAATGCTTTCTTAACTTCACGCTCCATGTATGAGCGCTTCAAAGATACATCTAGGCCAGGATTAGCTTTTGCCCATGTATCAGGATTATCAATTTCATCATCCTCCTCTGCCTCAAATATTACAGGCAAGAACTGATCATCTATTAAACTACCATCTTTTACACGCTTTGCATAGTCATACATCTTATAACAAGCACTAAATTTATCAAATCCAGCTGTGGTGATTGCGATTGAAATCGGCGATTTCCGGGCTCCGGTGCTCGTTTCTAACACCTGCCACAGATTCTCAGTACCATCATCACGCATACCATGCAGCTCATCGTATATAAAAGCACTAGTATTAAAGCCATGCTTAGTAGATGTTTCTCTACTTATGGCCTTGTAAAAGCTACCCTGTGCATTATATACAATACTATTTTTAAATATCTCTACATAGCTCTCTAGCTTTGGATTGTTTCGCACCATGTCAGCCACCACACTATAAACAATCTTTGCCTGTTCTTTGTCATTTGCTGCGCTATAGTATTCAGCTCCATACTCCTGATCTAAATACAACAATGTTAAAATGATTGCAGCTGCTAGTGTACTCTTTCCGTTTTTTCTAGGTAGAAATATAAAAGCAGTCCTATACTTTCTGCTATCATCTTCTTTATTTTTCCAGCCAAATAAGGGCTTTATAATTTGTTCCTTTTGATATTCTTGTAGTATAAATGGAGTCTTTGCTAGCTCGCCCTTTGTATGTGTTAGATGTGTTTCTATAAACTTAACAGCCTTGTTAGCTGTTTCCTCATCAAAATAGTATTTACTCATAATTTAAAAGTATTATCTACAATCTCAGGAGCGTTTATTCTTGTTCTAGCTGATGGAGTAAGCCCAAATTGACAGGCAATCTTTAATGCTTTAGCTAAGGCATCATTTGCTATTCTCTGCTCAGGCTTTGCCTGTCTTTTAGTAAGCGCTCCATCTTCATTATAAAACTCATCTATTCGGCCAAGTGTTTTTAGCTTTTGTTCCATCTCTACATAGAGGCCCATCTCATTTGCGTAAGCAGTAACTAAAGATAAGTCCACTAGATGCAGCATTCTTTTGCTGTGTAGCTCTGTGCAAACTATCTCATACTCGCGCTGTCCGTATTCACTCAGGCCCATTGGAGCATCAGGAATGTTAGCAAGTAAACTAACTTGCATCTCATTCTCATTAACTCTACATGGCTGATCTGTGCCAGCCATTCGCTTTAGAGCTGTTGGTTTTGGAGGCCTACCTTTACCCATTGTCAAAGATTATTCCTACATATAGGATTAAAAAAAACATACGTAATTCAATAGTTTCAATTTCTTCAATTTCATCTATTGTAAGGCCTACGCAAAAGCCTTTTATTAAAGCAAATTCAACATGAATCATAAAGTCTCCATTTTTGCACGCA